CGACCATATTCGGAACGTGCTAGACTACTGTAAGAACGTAGACCCAATAGTTAGAGAGTGTATGATTCAAGAACTAAAACACCGAGGTGTGCAGTGGTCAGATTGGGGGAATTGAACAGTTTCACTTACTCCACAAACGTGATGGGGCCGTGGGACTTAAACTGGTATCGTGACCGTAACCTGTTAAAGAATGTGTGGATAACTGTAGAGACTGAAGAAGTTGCCAATCGTCGCCGAATGGACATAGGCGAGAAGTATCTTATCGAAGAAGTTACTGAACAATATGCTGGCGGACGTATTGATATTCGTGGTGATACTGAGTCTCCTTATGGTGACGAATATAGTATAGCACCTATGCTTATGGAGGATTGGATTGCGTTTGGCAATTTTCTATGGGACTTAGAAACTGACGTACAGTTGAGTTATGAACAACTCATAGAGCGTTTTGAACTTTGGTATGGTAAGAAGATAAGGTGGGCGAAATGAGCGATTACTGCCCAGACAACTGGGTTGTGTTGAAGATTGATACGAAAGATTCGCCCGTAATTTACAAAGTCTTAGCGGGGTGGAGCGGGGATTATACTCAAGGCGACAGCTGGAAAATGAACTCTGGTATCACAAAAGTAGAGGATAATGGCAACTCTTGGAAGTTCTATGGCCATAGTGGTAGTTGTTACGTATGTCATAAAACACAGTACCAGCTAAGAATGAACAGTGCTGGTATTTATAAAAAACTAAAAAAGCAGTTTGGAGATATGGTAGAGATAATGCCAGAAGGTACTGACTGGGAGAGTTTAGTATGAAAGTATATATAAGTGGTTTTCCAAAACATCGCTGGTATCATAACTGGCTGTTCGAGAAATTTGGTTACAGAAACGAGCAAAAGGTTTATGTCAAGATTGATGACTATGATACGTGGAGTATGGATTGTACTCTCGCACACATCATCGTTCCAATGCTCAAACAGCTACGAGACTTGAAGCATGGAAACCCAATCGTAGATATGGAGGATCGTCCCGACCATTTAATTGGTACGATTCCTGTAGGGCATGAGATTGATGAGTTTCATGAGGAAGCCTGGGATTGGGTAATGGGAGAGATGCTCTTTGCGTTTGAATCAAAGCGTGATGACTGGGACTACGATATGGCGTATCAAGCTAGAATTAGCAACGGATTCCGTTTATTCGGAAAGTACTACGAAGGTTTATGGGATTAATGAACGCAAAAGAACTAGCAGACCGTCTTAAAGAAGGCATATGTAAAATAACTTACACTCACTACAAGACTGGAGAGCCAGAAACGGCAACTCTTACCCTCGCTAGTGGATATACAGGAATAAGCATTGTAGGGCACGATGCCAAAAGCGATGTTGTAGTCGGCTACGACATATACGGGAAGGAGTGGAAGTCTATCTATATGAAAACGATAACAGAGGTATTAGATGTCAAAACAAACGACTAAAGAGTGTCCGAACTGCGGAAATACACACCTTATTCTTCTTACGTCCTTAAATGTAAAGCTATGTAGTGATTGTCGGACAGAAATACCTTGGTATTTAGAAGAAAAGCAAAAACCCTTGTTATAGCCCTCCAAGTGAGGGCTTTTTTGTGCTTGCGCCGATCGAGCATCGACTGTCAAGACATTTGGGTTACGTGTGGGCATAAAAAAACGGAGCCGAAGCTCCGTAATCTTAGAATAGTACACTTTCAAGGTCTGGAGGCCAATAGTCTGGCCCTTTTAGTACCTTTCCATCTTCTCTATAAATAGGGCGACCATCTTCTCCTAGCTTACTCATATTACTTCGATGAACTTCGTCAAAACAATCATTAAGATCAATACCAAAGGAGTGGCCTGCTCCGTAGATAACATATAATAAATCAGTGAGCGCATCCGCTACCTCCACAATATCTCTAGTTTTAAGAGCTTCTTTTAGCTCCTGTAATTCTTCCTCAATTAATTCTACACGTAAATCCTCAATATCGAAACCAGGTAGTTGAGGCTCTTCGAGAATGTCCTGACCAAAGGCTTCCATGAAGTCTCCGACTAGCTCAAAGTTTGTTATCTGCATTGCATTTCCTTGTTGGTTTGTAAGTTATTAAAGTATATTATAGAAGATTCACCTGTAAAAGTCAAGAATTATTTTTAAGAACTATTATAAAAGATTAATTTAACAGCTTAGTTTAAGGACATTAAAAATATTTCTTGACTTTTTTAAGTATTTGTTGTATAATTATCATTAAATAACAGTCACATAAAATGTGAAAGAAGGAGACTTACTTGATAACTGTAATGCAAGGGGCTATATTTATTTTTTGCTTGATAGGGTGTGGAATTACGTCTTGGCAACTCGGTAAAGCCCACGGAATTGCAGATGCAGTAGAGTACTTAATTGATGAAGGCATTGTAGAGGTAGATGATGAGTAGTTGGCATGGCGGCAAAGGAAGTGGTAGAAGAAAAGAAGACCACAGAAATTTTAGTAATAATTATGACTTAATCTTCGGGAAAAAGATAATGGAAGTAGTGATATATTCTGCACCCCACTGTGTGCATTGTGAAACAGTGAAGAACCTTAGTAAGGCCAGTGGTTACAGTCTTACTGAGTTTGATATAGGCGACCTTACACCTAACGAGTGGAAGGAAAAGATAGGTTTTGTGCCACGAAGCGTACCACAGGTATTTTTTAATGGGGAATATATCGGCGGCTCTACCAATTTCATAGAGGCGGTTAAAAATGTCAACTCTGAGTGAAGAGTATAGGCAAGTACTAAAAGATACACATGCAGCAGCAGGAACTAAAAAGTGGGGTAATACAGGCCACTCAAAGTTTTTCCCAAACATTATTGATCTCATGGAGAGAACGAACAATACAGAAATGCTAGACTACGGCGCAGGTTGGGGCGGGGTCAAAGCAAGAATAGCAGAAGTAAAACCAGAATGGAAAGTATACGAATTCGAGCCCGCTAGGGATGATGTATGTCACCCAGCAGAACCACGGAACTTCGTATTATGTACCGATGTATTCGAGCACGTAGAGCCTGAGTGTTTAGAAGATTTCTTTCTAGACCTTCAGAGAGTAGTAAATGATTGGGGTTATTTCACAGTGTGTATGACTCCAGCAATTAGAGTATTATCAGACGGGCGGAATGCTCACCTGATACAGAAACCTTTTATATGGTGGGCAGAGCAAGTGGGTAAGTACTTTGACATTCGTCAAGCACGACACTTGAGCCGTTATTCTCCTCACGGAGACTTTCTAGTACAGAAGAAAGCACCATTACCAGACTACCACAAAGACTGAGCGGTATCTCATAAAACTACCATTTAACTATAACCGAACACCGAAAGGGTTCATTTCATAAAAGGAGAAACTTTATGACTAGTAAATTAGCAGTGGCAGACTTCCAGAAATTTTTGCTGGGGTTTGACCGATTCGTATCTGATACAGGTGTATTTGGCTCCACATTAGATGGAGGTTATCCTCGTTTTAACATACTTCGAGTAGGTGAGCTAGGTTTTCGTATTGAACTAGCAGTACCAAGCTGGAACAAGGAAGATATTGCAATCACCCTACAAAAAGGACTCTTGACCGTTGAAGGAAAAGTGAAGGTTGCACAAAACGAGAATGAGAAATACATCTATAAAGGTCTTAGCGGTAAATGTTTTAATAGGACATTTGGCGTTAGCGAACACGTAAAGCTCGATCGTGCCTATATGGAACGCGGGTTGCTCTGCATAGATCTACATGAAGAAGTACCTCAGGAATTACAACCAAAAATAGTTGTAATCGAATAGGAGAAGCGTGTGAGCAAGCGACAAATGGCAGCAGACTATGGGGCATTAATTGTTTCATTGTTTTGTATGGCAGTTGCTTTAAGCCCATTAGTGGGCGTATAAAGCTGGAGCGGGGTCGCAAGGCCTCGCTTTTTTATTGGAGGTAGTATGTCTAAGATATTGATAGGAATTATCCTCGCAATGGGAATTGCTGGAAGTCTCTACTATTATTTTACTCAAAACGAATTAAAAACGCTACGAGACTTGAACGCAGCGTATGAAGTAAAGCATCAACAACAGGAAGAAACACTACGAGTAATGGAGCAGGACTTCCAACTTCAAACATCCTCGCTACAGGAGCTACAAGTAGCAAGCCAGCAGATTCAGATTGAAATGAATCGTTACCTAGATATATTCAAACGACATAATTTATCAAAATTAGCAGCAGCAAAACCAGGTCTAATAGAGAAACGTGTGAATAAAGCCACCAAAGGAGTATTCGATGGGATTGAAAACGACAGTTCTAGTCTCGACGCTCTTGATGACGGGGTGCAGCTTTCTCCCGAAGCCGCCACAGGAAGTCAAGATAATAACGAAACCAGTGGAGAGACAGATAGCGCAGCCAGTCCTACCACGGGCAATTGATTTAAAGGAACCTTACTGGTACGTAGTATCAAATGAGAACCTAGAAGAATTTCTCGCTAACATAGAGAAAGAAAGTGGTACAATGGTATTTTTTGCCATGAGTGTACCAGATTATGAACTAATGGCATACAACATGCAAGAGATTAAACGATACGTCCGAGAGATGAAGGAAGTTATTGTTTACTACAAAAAGGTAACTACGAATGAACAAAGAAGCAGTGTACAACCAGTTGAAGATTGATGAGGGAGTCGTATATGAGACTTATCTTGATCACCTCGGCTATCCCACGTTTGGTGTGGGACACCTTGTACTTAAAGACGACCCAGAATTTGGAGCAGATGTTGGAACGCCGGTCACAGAAGAAAGAGTCCGAGAGTGCTTCGAGAAAGACCTCGAAACCGCAACCGCAGAGTGTTACACTTTATACGGCCCAGGGACGTTTAATAACTTTCCAGACGAAGTCCAGCAGATCTTGGTTAATATGATGTTCAATATGGGTCGCCCACGCCTGAGTAAGTTTAAAAACTTCAACGCAGCATTGTTGGATTGCGATTGGAAAAAAGCATCTGAAGAAATGGTAGATAGTCTATGGTATAGACAGGTCGGAGCCAGAGCCGAGCGTTTGAAAGAGCGCATGGCGAATGTTTAAGATATTTATCGGCCACGACTCCTCTCAAGCACAGAATACTTCTGTGTGCGAGAGGTCTATTCGAAAGTATAATAAAGATGTAGAGATACACCGTATTGAGCTTTCTGATATGGAGACAAAGTGGGGCTTTCGTCGAGATAACGACGGCTCCACAGAGTTCACCTATACTAGATTCTTAGTGCCAATGTTAGCAGAATATAAAGGCTACGCTTTGTTCTGTGATAGTGATTTTGTATGGTTATGTGACCCAGTAGAATTATTGGGCTATGTAAACCGTAATGATGCAGTTAGCTGCGTAAAACATAATAGTATGCCTACTCGATCCAAAGAAAAAATGGCGGGGCAGAAAAACGAAGAGTATGATAGAAAGTGGTGGTCTTCATTAATGTTATTTAATTGTGGCCATCAATTCTGTAAACGTCTCAGCGTGTCTAGTGTTTCTAGGCTTCCAGCTTCTTCTTTACATAGAATGTGGTGGGCGGGACTAGATATAGGCAGCCTACCTGTAGAGTATAATTATTTAGTTGGCTACTACGGGGACGATATAGTGCCAAAAGCATTGCACTTTACAGATGGAACACCTCTGTACACTAAATATTTAAATGAGCCATTTGCGGAGAAGTACCTTGAATATATCTGAGTTCAAAGAGTATATTAGAGATAAAAATATTCTAGTAGTAGGTAATAATCTTACTGCGGTTGAGCGGGAACAAGGCGAATTGATAGATTCGTATGATGTTGTCATACGTTTTGGAAAAGGACTTCCTACGGGCAGAGAGAAATACCTAGGCAGCAGAACTGACGTATGGGTTACAGGAATCTTCCGAAAGGATATGGCACATCTAGTACCAAAAGAAAGTATTATTTTATATAATAACAGTGTGTACTTTCCAGAGAAAGCCTCTACGCCTAGCTACGGCTTTTTATCTATGTATACCTTAAACGAAATAAATGAAATAAATAGTATATATAACCAGAGCAAATCTAAAAGGCTATCTTCTGGGGCTATTACTGCTCATTGGTTATACAACGAGATTAATACCTTTAAAAGTATTACCTTTATAAACTTTGATTTCTTTCAGCAGACTACACTTTACTACGATAAAAAACAAGATACGAAGAACGCTGCCAGTAGTTGGCACTTACCAATAGCAGTGAAGAAGTATATGGACTTAGAAAGACCAGAAGTACACCCTGCACACAACCCAGCAGCTGAAAAAGAAGTATTCCAAGACATACTACACGACAAAAGAGCGCATTTTATAGGGGAGAGTATTGACACAGCTCGTATTATCGAAGCAGACAATCTCGCTTGGGATTCCATAAGAGTTAAACTATAAATAGTTCTTGACATAATATTCGATTATAGGTATAATGTACACATGAAAACAATGACTCCACTAGAAATTTACGATTACAAACGCACTTGGTTACCTGGTGTGGAAATAGTCATGCACTCAGATGTACACGATAGAGTGCGAGACTGGGCGAAAGCGAATCTAGCAAAAGCTCAGTGGGACATAGTAAAGTGGACAAACGTATATGAACATACTATACGTCTTGAAAATGAGAATGATGCAACTAACCTATTAGCGGAGCTTGACCTTGAACCTTTTTTATCTAGACAATGATTTAGACTTATCCGCAGAGTACCACGTTGACAAACACGTATCAAAAATGATTCTAGAAGCAGCTCAGATTATTTGTACTAATCTGACTGTAGACCACCTTTTTGGCTATCTTCCTGACAAGTTGAATTCTGAGCAAAATAAAATACTATCTGACTTTAGAAAAGAGCAGAAAGAACTTGCTCAGGAAGATCGCCTCTTTAAATACCTTCCTACCATGCAGAATCACCCCAGCACTATCTGGTGTCGTACATCGCTAGAGAATTTTTACTGGACTCACTGCTATGCTCATGCACTAGCAGAAGAATACAGATACCGCTATGGCAAGGATCACAAATCGTTCTGGGATATTATTAACAAGATGCCAGAACCTAAACACATGAAAGATATTGGCTTCACCACATTCGGTCTAGCTATGCCTGACGAGCTAAAAGATTATGACAATCCTATACAGTCTTATCGCAATTACTATCATCTCGACAAAGCTACGTTCGCTTCGTGGAAGTATAGAGGCAAGCCGAGCTGGTGGTCGGAAGACTTCGCAGACTACAATGAAAGGATCACAAGAAAATGAGTAAAGTAAGTTTAGTAGGTATGACGAAGCCTAGCAGCAGTACTGGATGCCGAACGGCAGAAGAGTTGGTTGCTTATGCTGCGCGAGTTAGTAATCCAGCAAATCAAAACAACACAGAACCCGCAGCGGTGTTGCTACGCTATCTGATGAAGAATGCTCACTGGTCACCCTTTGAGATGGTTCACATCACCCTAGAGATAGTAACAACACGAGATATTTCTCGACAGATCCTACGCCATCGCTCATTCTCTTT